TTAAAGCGTTCAAAGTAGGCACTAAGGCAATTGACATTGTTTCGTTGAAGCTATCCCACGCGTCCCCAATAGTTTTGATTCCACCTTCAGAACCTTTAGCCATTTTTTCCATAGCCTTGTCGAGCATATCCACTGAGACAGCACCTTCTGAAACAGCTTCATTAAAAGAACCGTATTGCTGTAATGAGGGGTTCATTTTCATAATAGTGTCTTTTAAAGAAGAACCAAGGGCTGTGTTATTATCAGTTAACTGTCCAATATTTTCAGCAGTAACCTTGCCGGCTGCCGACATTTGACCGTAAGCCTGAACAACACCTTTAAGATTTTCGCCAGTACCACCAAATGCTTGGTTAGCTTTTACTAATGCTTCTGTTTTACCGACCGCTTTTTTAGCAGTATCGCCTAAACCAATGAACGTTGTTGAAAGTTTTAAAGTATCTTCGGTACTTGCATTTGTATCTTTAGCGAGCTTCTGCATAGATTTGCTTACATAGTCAAAGTCTTGTCCATTGCCTTTGAACTTCATTGTATTTTGCAATGAAATCATGGCTTTTTGAGTATCCATTGCGTCAGATACCCAGCCTTTTAAGCCATTACCGACAGCACTAGCAGCACTTGCGCCGATTTGCCTGAATACACCTACAGCAATTTCTCTAAGGCCACTAAATCGTGACTTCATGCCGTCAATTCCGCTATTAACGCCCTTAGTATCCATTTTAGCTTCAATGTTCCAAGAGCCTGAACTAATAGCGCTCTCGACTTGCTTAATTTCGCTCTCTAGCCTATTAGCTTGTGTTTCTGCTGTGCCTAAATCTCTAGTAAGTCGTAGCCATTTCTTTTGACCTTCTGGGGAACTTTTGTCAACCGTGGAAAGTTCTTCTTTTAGTTTTGTTGCTTTGTCACGTGATAAGCCCAACTGCGTTTGTAAATTCTTTTGCAATTGCGCCATTTTTCCGGTATTTGTCGGGTCAAGTTTTAGAGCTTCACGTAAGTTTTTAGCTTCTCCTCTAAGCCCTGACATCGCGGTATTAACGCCTTTAAGTGAGTTCTCGAACTTTGTGGTATTACCATATATCTCGACCTCAAATGTTGCATTACTTGCCATTATATACCCTTTCTTTTACGCCTTTTCTCTTTTTCTTTTTCCTCTTTCTTCTTCTCTGCAATAAGTTCGATTAATTTATAAACAAGTTCTAATTCCATTTCCATGAACTGTGTTATGTCAATTTCGTTATTGCCTAAAACAGTCAAAAGTTCTAAAGTTTTGTTTTCCTTTACAGTGTCTTTCTTTTTCTTAATCAATGAACTAGAAGAAAAGAAGACCATATCGTCTTCCGTTTCCTCTTTTTCTTTAATAAAAACAGTTTTACAGAAGATATTGATTAACTCGTTAGTCGTAGGAAGCTCTGTTTTGTCGTCTAAGGCATTTTGTAGCCCTCCGTTACAATCTACCCAAAGTATCAACAACTTGTCTGTAAAGCTCTCCATTTGCTCTGTAAAGTCATCAGGGATATATCCAGCGACAAAAGAATTTTGTAGGTCTGCAAAGTCTTTTAAATCTGTAATAAAGTCCGAACCAGTTAGTTCTAAGTATCTAATTGCATGTTTTAAAATCATTTACAGTCCTTTCAGCTCATTAAATTTCTTTCTGCCACAGTTCGACCAGTTCTTTAAGTCCTTTACCGTCAGTATCGAACTCAAAGCTAGAACGGAAGTCAGAGAAGTCACTTTTGGCTTTTACAATGTTATCTTGAAAAAGAGCCAAGTATAGACCATATTGAACGAACTCCATTACATCAGTAATTTCTCCGTCTTCTTTTTTAAGTTCTGTATCCATTGCCTTTTGTTGTTGAAAAAGGTCTTTACCTGTAATCATTTTAAATTTACGTGCTGTACTCAATTGTTTTGCCATTTTATTTTATATTCCTTTACTTAATTAATTTTTAGTCTTATGAATGGTCAGTTACTGAAACTCCTGAGGTAACATCTTGATATCCGTCAGCGGAGAACGTTACGAGATGGACACCGGGTGTAAGTTGTCCATTTGTTTCTACTTTCCCTTGTGCGTCTTTAATCACTGATGTTACTTTTACAGTTCCACCCTTAGAATCTTTCAAAGTGTCAGGCACTACGATTGTTCCGTCATTTCCTCCACGTCTAGCAGTAGTTACATTAGGAATAACAGGAGCTACAAGTGTAACAGCACCAGCTAGAACTGTATCAGGTTGCATAATGAACAGTCCGCTTTCCATTTTCTTAGCAAAGTCTTTTGCTTGTTCTCCCCAAATTTCGTACTCAATAGTAGCTACATTTTTACCATTATTCAAATAAATGTCTGATTCAGTAGCTTGTACTGCCAACGTCCATTGGATAGGGTCGACACCGTCTACTGAATCTGTTTCTGATTCTTTCGTTGGTTCTGCTGTAGGTTTCAATTTAGGATAAACGACTACACGATAACCGTCAATAAATTCTCCTGTAACTTTATCACGTTTGCGCCCTTTAATAAGATACTGAACGCATTTAGTTTTCCAATTACCAGTAGGAGACCAACCCAAGCCATTTTCTGTTCTTTGTTGACCTAAAATGTCTTCTTTGAGCGCTTGGTCTGTTTGAATAAATACCATTTCGCCTTGAAGTAAGGTAGCTCCTTTTTTCACTCCATGGTCTGGTACATCATCAGCAGGATAGCTATTAGTTTCCGCTTGGTCTTCCATTTCGCCAACTGATACTAAACCAGTTACGATTTTATGGTTAGTGAACTCTGGTTTTCCGTTACTTCCCTTAGCCATATCAGCTACGATTAGAGCTTCATTACCAAAGAAAATCTCACGTGAGTTATAATCTAATTTCATTTTTTATTTTCCTTTTTATTTTTTATGCAGTGCGTTGCCAATGATATACTGTTACTGAACCAATTACTACTGAACCGATATTTTCCCATTTGCCTGTAGAATACCCTGATGACAAATTTGAGTTATTTGTGATTACTGAGCCAACTGGGTGTGCTTGAGCATAGTCAATGCCCATAACCGCAGGCTTGAGTAAGCCAGTTGCCCTATCAATTGATACTAACCCCATTGGTAGCCAATTGTAATCAGAACTTTTCTTATTAGGTTTAATGCTATTACTAAAACCTACATACTTCGGATAGTCTTCAACCGTGACTTCTCTAGCTGAGGGCATGTATGGAGTAGCAATTGAACCTTGTTCCCACTTATGGCCAGCTGTCCATATAATTGAATCTAACCCTGAACCTGTTATGTTATAGCTAATAAAAACTTCATCTTTTGCTTTTAATTTTAAAGTCTTGCTATTTCTAACCCAGTCAAAGTTATTACCTATATAATCTTGACTAGAAGTGGAATTTATACTAACGTATCTAACTATATTTGCGTTATTTCCTGAACTTTTAACATAAGCTGAGAAAGTATATGTTCCGTCTTTGGGTGCTATAAATTTCTTATGTATACCGCCCCATTGATTGGTTCGTTTTTTAACAGTTAGTCCTTTATATGTTCCGTCATTTGTCCAACCATATGTATCCCCCCAAGATCCGCTAAAATCTTTAGTACCGTCTATCAAGTTCAAGTTAGGATAAACAGTGGTGAAATCGTCCGTACCGTCAGCACTGTTGGCGTAGGCTGTTGTATTTATAACTCCGTCACTTGTTGATGTACCTCCATTTGCAATAGGAAGCACCCCTGAAACTCCAATATTAGTTGCGTCAGCAGTCCCGTCAAACTCTTGAAATGATGAGGATTGAAGATTTACTCCAAGTTTTCTAGGTGTTGCCAGTTTACTTGCACTAACTGCGTTGCTATTAAGTGGTAAACTGTTCGCTTGTGCTTCGGTAGCCTTTGCCATTGCATTTTTGGCTTCACTTTCAGCTTGTTTTGCTGTTTCTTGAGCAGTTGTTACATTTTTATTTGTGATTGATAACTCTGATTGTTCAGCTTTTGCTGAAATCGCAATACCTTGTTTATCAACAGTAGCTTGTAAGTTGTCTAAGTCCGTTTGATTGGCTTTTGCTGAAATAGTTGCCGATTGATTATTAACAGTATGCTGTAAACTTTCTAAATCTGTTTGATTAGCCTTAGGGGAGTAATCTCCGTTACTCATCAGAGAAATGTTACTTGTTAAAACCTTTACTGAATTTATTAGTTCAACAACTTCTGATTCACTGGCGTTACTTGCGATTGCTTCTAATAGCGATTTTATAGTAACTAAATTTTCAGGACTAATACCAAATGCTTCAACTTCATTTTTAAGCTCTGTCATTGCGCTTTGTAAGCTAGTCATATCAGCTAAATTTGCTTTAAGCTCAATATTGCTCTTGTTTGAATCAGTTTGAGCATGTAAGTCACTCAACTCGCTACGCAACACTTGTGGCATTTTTTCTAATAATAATTTCGCAAAATCATCAATATTATTATTTATTTTTTGAGCTAAATCAGAAACAGTAGAACTGTCTGATATAAATGTAAGATTCTTACTGACAATAACTTGCTCTTTGTCTTTATTGAGAAGTATTAAGTTCGCTTCAATAACTCCTGTCGCTGTCATTTCGGTAGGAATTACCAAAATAAATTCTCCCTTAGCTAAGTCCTTAGGAGGAATCATAACAAAACCAGAATTACTACTATTAGTGTATTGATATGTAAGTTCTAACGAATGACCAGTTAAATCACATTCAGCTTCATTATCAACTATTTTAATCAATAATGTTCTTGCATTGACGTCGCCTTGCATTATTTGTATTGGCTGGGGAAAGTCTTTGTTGACTGTGTCCCACAAAATCGTTCTATTTCTAAAATTATCTAAACTCATTAAAAAATACCATTATTGTTAATTTCAATCAAATGTAATTAAGCCACTTTCTACTTTTATAATTTCATTGAATTAGCATAATTAGCGCCTTTTTTCAATGTTGTTTTGACATCTTGCATACCCTTTTTTTCAACTAAGAAATACATGCCATGATAACCACTGGTGTAACTAGCCCTAGTACCTGCATTAACTACTACTTTATCGCCTTTTTTAACTTGCTTTATGTTTCTTGACAATTGCCCAGTATTTTGATATCTTGCATAAGTATAGGTATGACCATGGCTTCTAATTAATCTAGTCCTTCGGCTTGCGCTATTTGCCTTCGCTTTAAATTCTGCTTCAAACCAATCGCCCATGCGTTCCGTTACTTTAGTTTGCATTTCTTTAGCTATGCTTGATGTATTAAGTAAATTCATTGCCATGCTTGACCACCTGCACCACAAGGCAAATAAACAGTACCAGTATAGTTGTATAAATGGCTGTTTTCAGACCAATTTGTCATATCCCAACCGTTTCGCAAAACATCTCCGACCAGCCCGACAAGTTCATCGTCAACATCTTTAACAGATAAAACAACTTGATAATAATAACCCATGACAAAGCTCGTATTATCCATTTTAAGAACCTTTGAGTCACTAAGTGATAGATATACCGTCTTGTCTTCTATCGTGTCCTTAACGCCTAAAATAACGTCATTTAAAGGCATTGTAAGTAAATTGTTGTACCAATCTATATAAGAATCAAATTCGTTCATATCCCGTTACTTACGACCCCCTCTAAAATCATCTTGTTATTCTTAGGGTTTCTTTCCCATGTTGTCCGCTTGAAAGTTTCGCCTTTTTCGTTCAAGAAATAGTTGAAAATCAAGTCTTCCATTTCTCCGATTCCGTTAAGCTCATACCGTACATTTTTACCAAGTCCAATCATAGAAAACTCATCAAGTCTTGACTGATTAATTCTCTGTTTAACTGCTGGTAAAACGATAGGCTTTATAACATTAGCTTCTGCACCGTTCTTCTTCTTAACAGTCGTTTCTACCTGTAATGTAACTTGTGAGAATATCATTAAATACCTCCATAATACATTA